CAGATCAAAACAGTTGGTTAAACTACTTAAAAAATTAATCAAACAGGAACATTTGTATTCAGATAAACAACTGAAAGAAATGAAATCACAATTGAGAGTTGTGGAAACCGAACTTGTTCAATTGGAAAAACTTACATCAAAAGGATTTGGAAAATGAAACCAGAAGTTAAACTCATTTCTGCCACACCAAACGCAGAACAACATATTGCTTATTGTGCCCGTGTAAGTAATCCAAAAAATCAAGAGAACTCAAACTTTGAAGGATTGCTTAAATATTGTATTAAGAATCAACACTGGAGCATCTTTGAACATGCATTCCTCACAGTTGAAATTAATACCTCGTTGGCGATTGCTACGCAAATTTTGCGTCATAGGTCTTTCACGTTCCAACAATTCAGTCAAAGATATGCCGATAGTACGGAACTTCAAGTTGAACTTCCTGTACCTGATCTGCGGAGACAAGATACAAAAAATAGACAAAATAGTACGGACGATCTTGGAAGTGATCTAAAAGAAACTATGAGTTTGTTGATTAAAAATCATTTTGAAGAGAGTTTGAATATCTACAATCTTCTTCTTGCTCAAGGAGTAGCAAAAGAATGTGCTAGGTTTGTGCTCCCACAGGCAACACAGACCCGTTTGTATATGTCGGGTTCTCTAAGGTCATGGATGCACTATATCGACCTTCGTAGTGCTCACGGCACCCAGAAGGAGCATATGGAGGTTGCTGAAGCAATCCGTTGTATCTTTACCTGTCAGTTTCCTACAATCTCTTCTGCTCTTGGTTGGGGTAGAGAAAACTGCCCTGAATGTATGGATGCACCTTCTATTACATTGGAATAAATAATTTTACATATTATTAAAATAATGCCAACTTATCGATTCGAAAATACAGAAACTGGTGAAATCTTTGAAAAATGGATGTATATGGCGGAAAAGGAACCTTTTCTCCAAGAAAATCCAAATATCAAACCACTCATCCCCACACAAATGAATGTTGGGGAGGTGGGTGATTTATTGAGCAGACACGTTAGAAGAAACCCTGGATGGAATGATGTTCTACACAAGGTTTCAAAAGTTCCAGGCGCAAACGTAAAACCTATTTAACTATGGCAAGAAAAAGAAGGAGCAATGATAACCACCCAATTGGAGTTGGTTTGACGACTAGGCAAACAAAGAGAAAGAAACCAATTAGTGCTGAATATTTGGTTGATGTTGAACCTCTTACAGAAAATCAAAGGAAACTTTTTGAAGCATACAAAGAAGGAAAGCATTTAGTTGCTTATGGTGCTGCTGGTACAGGTAAGACCTTTATTACTCTTTACAACGCACTCAAAGATGTATTTGATGAAACAACACCATACGAACAAATCTATGTGGTTCGTTCTCTTGTAGCAACTCGTGAGATTGGTTTTCTTCCAGGCGACCACGATGATAAGTCTGCTCTTTATCAAATTCCTTATAAGAATATGGTAAAGTATATGTTCCAGATGCCAAGTGATGCTGACTTTGAGATGCTTTATGGTAATCTTAAATCACAAGAAACTGTAAAGTTCTGGAGCACCTCATTTATTCGTGGTACAACTCTTGATAATTCAATCATCATTATTGATGAAATGCAAAATCTCAATTTTCACGAATTGGATTCTATTATTACTCGTGTTGGTGAAAATAGTAGAATTTGTTTCTGTGGTGATGCAACTCAATCTGATTTGGTAAAAGGAAATGAAAGAAATGGTATTGTTGATTTTATGAATATTTTGAGAAAAATGGATTCATTTGAACTGGTTGAATTTGGTATTGATGATATTGTTCGTTCTGGTCTTGTGAAAGAATATATTATTGCAAAATCGGAACTTGGATTGTAATGTTTAATCACGTTGATATTGAACTTCCCCAACTTGAAAGGGAAACGATTGATGGGGTAAGATACTATAAAGTTCCAGAAGGAGATGAGTTATTGCGACTTGTCTCCATTACTTCTGTTACCAGCCATAAGAATCGTCAGTTTTTTGCTGATTGGAGAAAGAAAGTAGGAGAAGAGCAAGCAAATAAAATTACAAAGCAAGCAACCAGTCGTGGAACTGATATGCATACTTTGTCTGAAATGTATTTGAAGAATGAAGAGTTTACTTCTGAAGTTCTTCCAATTTCACAAATGTTATTTGGAATTGCGAAACCTTATTTAAATAAAATAAATAATATTCATGCACTTGAAAGGTCTTTATATAGTAAAGTCCTTGGAATTGCTGGCACTGTTGATTGTATTGCCGAATACGATAGTGAATTAGCAGTTATTGACTTTAAGACTTCTAAAAAACCAAAACCAAAAGATTGGATTGAACATTATTTCGTTCAATGTGCTGCTTATGCTTGTATGTTATACGAACTTACTGGTATAATGGTAAAGAAATTTGTAATCATTATGGCTTGTGAAAATGGAGAATGTGAAATTTATGAAGAATACGATAAAGGAAAGTACATCAAACTACTCACCGAATATATTAGAGAATTTGTTAGAGATAAACTTCAGCAATATGAATGATAAAATCAAGGAAGAATTAGACAGTAAATTTTTGTGTCCTCAAAAGTTCGCACAGGACATAGAAAGTCTTGTAAAAGAATGTAAAATTAATTACATTGACGCAATCGTCACTTATTGTGAGGAGAATAGTATTGAACTTGATACTATTTCCAAATTAGTTTCTAAACCTTTAAAGGAGAAACTTAAAAATGATGCAATTGAATTGAACTTTTTGAAAAAAACTACTCGTGCTAAATTGCCATTGTGACACCTTTTGATGTATATAAAACTTACCTAGCATTCAAAAATCATTTCACAAAAGAAAATTACGATTACTTTAAGTATTGTGGAAAGTCCAGAGCATCTCTGGACTCTTTTCATAAGAGAAAGGATAGATATTTCTTTGAACGAACTTCTAGGCAGAAGAATGATGATGAAATCAAAGCATATTTTGTAGCAAATTTTGCTGAATGTAATGATACACAATCTTTATGGATTGGTGAAATCATTGAAAATGGAGAACAAGTTTATACAAATTGGTTGAAGAAATCTCAAAGTCTCTTTTACTTATTCAAAACGGAAGCAGAAGTCTTTATAAACAAAGATAGTTTTGTAGAATTATTTGAGATAAAAAATAATCAACATCCAGAAATTCTCAAAAAGTATTTTCAAAAAGCAATCAGTTTGGAAACGATGGTGATATTGGATATGATATTGGGTTATGTAAAAAAATTTGATAAGAAACTAACAGACCCAGTGTGGGAAACCGTCAGTTTGAGAATTCGCAAGTATCAACCATTCCTAAATATTGATATAGCAAAGTATAAAGAAGTCATCAAGGAGATTGTTTTATGAGTAGATTTTTTGATTCAGAAGTAGTCAGAGAATCTTTGTTTGAACTTGATGAACTTCAACATAAACTCTTTACTGAATTATTAGAACTTCCTTTTTCGGATTCAGATAAAAAAAGGGAACATCTAGAAACGATGAAACAATTTTTGGAAAAACAAAAAGTTTTCATTTTTAGAATGTCTCTATCTGATGACCCAGAAGCAGTAGAAATGAGAAATCGAATTCTTGATTGTGCTGAAATGTTTGGATTAGAACCAGGAGATAATATCAATACGTTCTTTGCGAAAATGGAAGAGTCGATTGAAAAACTTGAAAAGACCCTTGACGACTGACCTTATACCTGCTATACTTAATACGTACAATACTTCCAATACTACTAATACGGAGAATACGAATGTCTTTTGCTGATTTGAAAAAGCAATCCAAGATGGGTTCTTTGACAGAGAAACTCATCAAACAAGTTGAAAAACTCAACGATGGTGGTTCCAAAGATGATGACCGTTTTTGGAAACCTGTAATGGATAAGGGTGGAACTGGTTCTGCTGTAATCCGTTTTCTTCCTGCTCCCGAAGGTTGTGACCTGCCTTGGGCTCAGGTTTGGTCTCACGCATTTCAAGGTCCTGGTGGTTGGTTGATTGATAATTGCCTCACCACTTTGGGTCAAAATTGTCCTGTATGTGAGAAGAACCGTGTTCTCTGGAACTCTGGTTCTGACCGTGATAAGGAGGAAGCACGTAAACAAAAACGTAAACTTTCTTATTTTGCAAACATTTATGTTGTAAAAGACCCTGCGAATCCTGCGAATGAAGGACGAGTGTTCCTTTATAAGTTTGGTAAGAAAATCTTTGATAAGATTATGGCTTCGATGCAACCAGAGTTTGATGATGAAGAACCTATCAATCCTTTTGATTTCTGGAAGGGTGCAAACTTCAAACTGAAATTGGTGAAGAAAGATGGTTATTGGAACTATGATAAGTCCGAGTTTGCACCATCTTCTGCTCTTCTTGATGACGATGATGAACTGGAAACAATCTACAAATCACTCAATAACTTGAATGATTTTGTTGCTCCAAGTGAATTCAAGTCTTATGAAGATTTGAAAAAACGTCTTGATTACACCCTTGGTCTCAAGGGAACTCCCAAGTTCCAAGACCCCGAAACGATTGATGAAGAGGAAGAAGTTGAAGTTTCACGTCCTGTGAAAGAAACTGTTTCAGTTCGTTCTTCTGCTTCTAGTGATGATGACGAGGATGAAGATGATGCGATGTCTTACTTTCAGAAACTTGCAGAGTCCTGATTTCAAAATCGACTTTTGGATATTGGAGGAGAGAAATCTCCTCCTTTTTTATTCATTATTTTCAAATAAAGGTAAAATAATAGGTTTTTTTGGTCTAGGAATATATCCATTAGTTTTATATTGAGATTTAACAACATATTTTTCATTTACCTTACGAATTTGTTCTTTTCTTCTTTCTGAAAAATATGGTTCCATTTTTTCCATAAGAAAAATTGCTTTTCTTCCACATATAGTTATTCTGTGTTGTATCTTATAATTTTTTCCAGATACAGTTTTTCCAGAAGGGGTATATGATCTATATTTACAATTTAATAAAAATGCGATTTTTTCAATTATATCTTTATCACACATTGATATAATAATTTCAGGAATTGTTTCCTTATATTTTTTGTGCCTTATTCTTTCTTTGCAAGTAATACACCCTTCCCCTTCAATAATACCTACGAGCCAACTAAAATTATCCATAAGTTTTTTACTTTTTTTATTATTATTTATAAAAAAAGTAGTATTATGTTTGGGGGTATTTTTTTGTCTGTAGGGTTCATACCCCAGTTATTTTTGGATTATAACCACGTTTAGTTTTTTGGTCGATATATTGCGAAGATTCTGCATAGGTCATAATATTCTTCATATCACTTATAAAGACGGATAAGTATTGTGGTTTTAAAATTAAGATTTTTCTTTTCTTTTCATTTTCTAAAACTTCATATTCATAATTACTGACTTCTTTAATTGATGTAGATGTGGATTGAGATTTATTTGTATTGGTGATAGAAGTTGCTTGAATGTCCGTTGATATTTTTATTTTTACACCATCTATGGGAGGTAGAAAAGACATGGGATTTTTTTATTTTATTTAGTTTTGTGGTTTATATTTAAATGCTGGGACAATTTCACCATCTACTTCTTCACCTACAATTTCATATAATAATGGGTCAAGGACTATATCATTTTCAAAGACAATATCAAGAACTTGAACAGTAGTATTTTCAGTTCTTCCTGCTACTACTGTGCTTCCACCCCAACTAGTGGGCCAATTAGATAAAATATTTGTGATACTAATATCAATTTTATTTTCTCTTCCAGAAATTTTTAATGTAGACGAGTCATAATTAATATCTTTTATGATTGCTTGTGTAGATTCTGTTTCTCCATTATAAACAGGAAGATATTGATTTAAATTAATTGTAATAGCATAATTTGTATTTTGATTTGGAAATTCACTTAAAGTATAACTATTAAATTGTCCTGGTCCAGTCGAAACTGATAGTGTTTTTCCTGGGTCAACTTGATAACCACCAGGAACTACAACACGTCCATATTCGTCCTTGAACTCAACAGTTTCCCAATGATGTGTTTTTCCAAGTTCTTCCTCACTTCCATACTTATCAATAAGATACTTATAAAAACTATTATTATCTAAAGGCCAATCTTGATTAATATTTGTAATATTATTGGTTGTTAAAATCACCCAATCTAGGTCTGCATTATCATAAACTTTTGCAGCAACTTGGTCTGGTCGTTCATTATCAATAATTTGGTAATATTCAAAGGCAGTTATAGCATTTGCAATATCAGTTCTTAATTTTGCTCTTTTGAATATATTTTTAGTTACAACATAATCAGTATTGAATGACTGATTAGGAAAATTCGCAATATATTC